ATGAACATTGACGAAGACACCTCGGCGTGGCTTGGCTGCCCTACGCCTCTGGAAATGTACCAACACCAGTGCGCCCTGCTCGAGGACGAGCTCATCCAAACCGAGGCAATGCTCCGAAAGGCGCGGGCCAACGTCGCGGGGCTGGTGCATATGAATGACCTGCTCGCCACTGGCAAGGCTTCGGCAGAGGCCGCGCTAAGAAGGGCCCTTGATCAAATTGCGGCGATGAGCAATGAGCCATCTGACAACGGAAGCTTTCGCCCCATCGATCTCATTACCAGCCAGCGAGACCACCTGCTCAGGGAAAATCAACGATTGCTGGGCGAGATTCGTCAAGCTCAATCCTCAAGCACAAGCTAGGCTGAAATGACGGCGGGAGGGAAGATCATGTGTGGAAGGCTTTCACAGTATCGAGGAATCCACGATTTTGTTGCGGCTCTGAGCATGCCCAATGCCCTGGCTAACTCCGTGGGAGATCAGCCAATTGAGCGTTACAACGTCGCACCGACTACCGCAGTTGCGCTGCTGCACCTGCAGGGCGGCGTGCTCCATGCGGATCCCGTTCGCTGGGGTTGGCGACCGCACTGGGCGAAAGATCGCGCGGCACCAATTAATGCACGCGTGGAGAAAGTCGCCCACGGCCCGTTCTTCCGGGCTATCTGGCCGCACCGGGCGATCACGCCAATCGATAATTGGTTTGAATGGGTGGATGAAGGCGGGGCCAAAAAGCAGCCCTACCTGATCCGCCGGCGGGATGGTGAACCTATATTCTGTGCCGCAATCGGTCAGCTACCGGATGCTGATGAAGGCCCAGGTGAGCATGACGGCTTCGTCATCATTACCGCCGACAGCGCCGGCGGCATGGTGGACATCCACGACCGGCGGCCCGTGGTGCTGACACCGGATCTGGCCCGGGAATGGTTGGACCCGGCCACGCCCAAGGAACGCGCCGAGCAGATGGTGTTGCATCAGGGCGAGCCGGCGGAGGTCTTCGAATGGTTCAAGGTCGACACGGCCGTGAGCAATGTGCGGAACAAAGGTTCAACTTTGATACAGCCAATCAGCGCCAGCTAACGACAAGGCGGATTTGCAATCCGCTATATTAATTATACTTCTCAATAAGTTAAGTAATTTTATATTCCGCAAACTACGGTTTCTGCACAACCCAACACCAATGATTGCACAGTATGAAAAGCTAGTCGCGGAATGATCTGGGCCGCTGATTTATCATGCGCAACCGACGGTGGTGAGCTTTCCAAGTGTGATCTGAGCTGGGCACTCATAGGAAAAAAGCTCAGCTAGCCCCGGAAGATAAATAGCGATGTGCTACTATTTTAGGCACAGAACCCAAGGAGCACGAAAATGGCAACCGCCATACTGGCTGAAGGATGCGTTGGAGGGTCTTTTACAAATAATTCATTTATTGGTCTCGATGTCGGAATAGAGCTGATCAACTCAGACGCGACAATCGAAAACTCTGAATTCATCGGCACGAAAATAGCGGTGAAAGGAAGCGGTGGCAGCTCACTCAGGGCAAAAAATTTATTTCATAGCGAATCCTTTGACATGCCAGCCGTTACGTTACTGGCCTATGCGATATGGAGAGCAAATCGTGGCGATGTTTGAATTTGAAAATAGCAAAAAAATGGACCTTGAAAATTGCGAGACTACATCCTCGGTGATGGTAAAAGCCAAAAATGTCGATGATTTCAAGGCAGTGAACTGCAAGCAAAATGAAGAATCGGCTTCATCATTGCCCAAGAAAAGCCTCCTCAAGAAATGCATGACATTAATTTTAGATAAATCATTAAATTTATTGGTTGGCCTTGTTGTCGCTTTGATAGCTGCGGCCCTCATCTATAAATAATTTAGCATTTAGGGCTCACCTTCCCCCCTTATGACACGGACGTATGCCTGGCATGCCCGCAGCGCTATCACGGCGTTATCCCCGTCGTCGGTGATGGCGATAATTCGTTGAGCATGCGCTGGGTCAAGTTGGGCTCGACGGGCTGCATGAACCACGCCGACGGCGCCGGGGCTGGTAGGCACGTTGCAGTCACTGGCTGAATCCGTGGCGTCGAGAAGGACTGACAGCCGCACATCAGCAGTGGCAAGGCGATCGCGCAGAGCAGCTTGCTTGCGTTGTTCATTGGAAAGCTCCAGGGAGTGTTGTTGGTCTGCGGCGGCCGCTCTCTGTTCTGCGGCCAGGCGCTTGTCCTGCTCAGTTCTGGTCTGGGCGGCGGCGGCACTGCTGATCGCCGCCAGGTCGTCCTTGTGCAGGCCGGCCTGCTCGGAAAGCTTCTCGCCCATCCGCCAGTCCTGCACCTGCCAGGTGACGCCGGCGGCGGTCGCCATCAGCACCAGGATCAGCACCACCAAACCGGCCAGCTTCTGTACCGGCGTCATGCCAGCACCTTTTTCGCCCGCTCCCACAACTGCAAGCGATCTTCCAGGCCGTTGAGACCACCATTAATCCGGCGGGTGATCTTCGTGAACTCCCCCTGATCCGCCAGCGTGTTCAGCCCCTTGGTGGACCAGAACCAGGCCGCAGACATCGCCGCGTGCTGGGGCAGCTCGAGCAGCTCGGGCCTGTTGATCAGGTCCAAGCCCAGAGCTTCCCCGCATGCGGCATAGTTGGCTCTCCCGGTGATCTGGATCAGTCCGCGCCCACGGTACTCCGAGCCGTCACCCTTGACGGTGTTTCCCAGATCGACACGGCCTTCGTACGTGAGTTGCTGCGCAGTTGGCCCCCAAATCTCGCGCACGTAGCGTAGTTGGCCGGATTCGTGCCCAACCTGGGCGATGAATGCAGCTGCGCGCGCGGTGCCCACGATGCCATAGCGGTTCATGGCCGTGTTCAGTGCAGGAACAAAAACGCCGGCTTGGTGGCCGGCGTTCGGGAGGATCTGCAGCAACTGCTGCTCAGTGATTGGCATACTTTTCTCCAGGCTAAAAAATACCCGCTCATGGCGGGCTGCGTTGCCGGCCTAACATCACACGTCTACAGCCTCGGCGCTCACTGGCAGAGGGAAGCGCGCCTTGATGGCTGCCACCGATGCGAGCCATGCGGTGTAGTCAGGCTCAAGCCCTTGGCTGAGCGCGTCGTAGTCAGCCTCCAGACGGAGCGGGTCGGACTCAGCCAAGTACGACGCCCGGCGCGAAGCCAGCACAGACTCAAGCGCTGCCCGGCGCTCCACCTCCTGAAGCTGATCGACCGTGACCATCTTGCTGAAATCGATGTTTTTCATTGGGGAAGACTCACGTTTCCATCAGGCGGACTGACGATATCGGCTGGGAATTTTGCTGCCTTGGTTGCATCAGGACCATATGGCAAAAGCAGCGTAATAGTCAGCTCGCCATTTTTTCGCGTGACATCACCTATGACAAACTCACACTCAACTGCCGAAGCCGGCAGAACAGCCCCCTCTGGGATCTCGCGAAAATCGAAACGCTCACCGTTAATGGTCAACACATCGCTGCGCTTACTTACTGTGAGCGACTCTTCGCATCGGCACGGGCTCAACTTAATAATCATCAGAACCATCTCCCGATTGCCACAACATCAATGTAGCCAGCCCCGTAGGCGCCAGCGGACAGCATCCGATAGTTACCCCAGCTGGTTTGCGATGGCGTGCTGTAGCAAGACGACCACATGGCACTGACTGTGCCAGAGGCTATAAACCCGGAATGGACAATCTTGGGAATCTCGGAAAATGATGCTGGGAACGGACCAGCACCGAAAGCACCGCTGCCGTAAATCGCCCCAACAGCATTACTTGAAGCGTCTGTGGTTATGCGCTTCCAGCAGATCTGCGTACCGTCAGCTAATCGGACATAGTCACCGTTTGAGTTAGCGCCTCTTTCAACTACGTTCTTTCCGTTTAGCTGAATCCCCCCGGGAACGTTGAGGACGCCCTCATAAGACAGTGTCGTGATCGGGCCGCTTTCAGTATTATTGCTGTTAACACTGCGAAAGCTGAACCCCCCAAGCCCCCCGCCTCGGTTTACGATGAAGTTCGCAGACCCCGAGACACTCTCGCCATTCCAACCCACATATAAACCATTCGTACCGAATCCTGTTGCGCCCCCCCTTAAGCCTATGTTTGCGAGCAATAGAGCAGCGCTGGCATCCTTTAGCCCTAAGCTGGCCTGTGCTCCTGGCGCGTTATTGCTACCAGAGCCGCCCTTGTTTATCGGCAAAATGTCATAGTTACCAGTGGTGCCAAGCGCCGCCAACTTCGGTCCGAACAGGTTGTTCAAAGCGTTGAAAGCGTCCGACAGCATCTTGTCGTAGCCCTGCACGGGCATGATGGCGTAGGCCGCGCCGCTTACGGTCGGTCCTTTGTAAGCAGGCAGAATAGAGATAACAGTGGAGCTTGCGACGTTGGCCAGCTCGTATGTCGCACCATCAGGACCAACGAACGAATCCCCAATCCTGCTGCTGGCTGCGAAATCTACGTTCGTGCCTATGACTGTGCTGCTGCCGTTCTGTACGGCGACTGTTCCGGCTCTTTGCCAAACCATAGTTTTCTCCAGGCAATAAAAAACCGCTCTAGGCGGCATAGGTGGTTGGCATTAATTCAGCTTATTGGCTTTGCAAATACAACTGGTATGAAGAAAGACGTGGAGTTGGCTACCCCGACCACCCACATCAATAATCTGTTTGATCCATAGTCCCAAGTGCAATACAGTTTTGCGGCTCGCGTGCTTGCTCCGGCTACGTCCATACCTATGTTATTGATGAGCATGAAGTCACCCGTATCTAAAGGACTAGTTGCCGTCCAATTGCTACGCGTGGTCCCCTGGCCGGTAGAGCTAGAGCCGAGATAGGTCCACGCTGAAATAGTCCGAGTGAACTGGGCGCAGGGGGTGCCACTGTCAAAAAGCAACTTTGTCGATCCGTCCCATATCCTGATCCCATAAGTTGCGGTAGGGGTTGAGCTATAGGCAGCAACAAAAAAGTTTCCCGCTCCTCCACCAAGAAACGAAAACCCAGTCCAGTTTCCCGGGCTTCCGGCGATCGTGGCGTAGCTGAACGTAGTGGTGGCGTCCGGCCTTACGAATACCAGTGGCGGCTCCGCGCTGGTTATAGGTGCGCTAAATGACGCGCCCCCTTGGTACCTCCCCCGCTGCAAAACCACTAACCGCGAGAACTCGGAATCAAGTGTCACTACATCATTGTTATTAGTGAACTGTACGCCATAGCTCATCTATCGATACCTCATAACTAAAAGTCTTTGAGGACCAATCCCAACTGTTCCACTCGGCTGCGCACGGTTTCCGAACCAAACAATGACGCCCCCATCGTAAACCTGTGGCTCATATTGAATGGCAGATAGGTTTTGCGCATTTGGATCTTGAGGGTAGGCCCCGATCGGAATGCATACAGCTGAGTGCGTTGCGGGAGAAACTCCAGCAATTGGAATTGTTTGAGACCGATTCCCGCCGGTAACGAAAGCCACAACAGCCGAATACACCACCCTCACAGTAAACGAGGTCTCATCCAGTTCAAGGGCACCAGTGGGGCCCCAGATTCTTATCCCGAAACTCATGCGGACAGATCTCCCCACTGGTAGCGTTTCACGCCGTTTTCATCGAAGACTTTGCCGCCTCTGTTATTGATCACCTGGCGCGCCTGCCCACCGAATGCGCCGTTGATTTCAAAGGTACCATCGAAGAACAACTTCCAGCCGCTGATGCCTTCCACGTAGTTATTCGACTCGATGTAGTTGCCGATCTTGGCGTTGGTGATCGTGCCGTCCTGGATGAAAGCGGACCGGATGAAGGTCTGTCCACCAGACACCGAGAACGGAGACACCGGTGTGCCATTGGTCAGGTTCAAAAGCATGAACGTGTCAGCCCTGACGACGAACTGCGAAGAAACACCGGACGGGTCAACCTGCAGGCCCAGGCCGAACGATGCGGCATACTTCTGGCCGCCAGCCGTGGTCTCCATCTTCACCGACCAGATTGTCGACAGCTGGTTGTTGGTGTCGGCAAGGGCTGACGTTGTCTGCTGAATCACTGCTTTGTTGTCCGCCACCTCCGCGCTGACCTGAGCTATTTGCTGCGCCGAGGCCTGCTTGTTGTTGGCTACCGTGCTTTCCAGCAAGGTGACGTTCGCAGCGTTCTGGTTGACCTTGGCGTCAAGGGTCGTGGTTCGCTCGGCGCTGGCCTCCGTTTCTGACGCCCTGACCTTGCTCTCCTGAACGATCGCGGCCGTGCTGGCCCAACCTTTTAGCGCGTCAGCCTTCGCTCCGTTCCCGATGTCATCACGCGCCGCAGCCCGCAGGACGTTGGTGGTGCTGGCCTGGGCGGTGACCACGCCGTCGAGCTTGGTAATGTCGGCGGTGTTGGTGGAGACCTGCTGTGCCAAGCCATTGGCCGACTCAACCGATTGCCCTACATCCAGCCAATAAGTGGTGTTCGGTGGAGGGTTGTTGACCGGCACCTCTACTTTCGCCTGGTAGATTCGATCCCCTGCCACCACCATCTGCCCTTTCAGGTAGACCTGACCCGGAACGTATGCACCGAGCCCGTCCAGTGCGTCGATCTGGGCTTGCAAGTCCGGGATCTTCTCGATGTCGCTGAGCAGTTCCTGGCCGAGCTCGGTTTTGCTGATCTTTCCGGCAAGCATCCCAAGGATCGGACCAGCATCCGAGCTGGCCTGGCCCACCACACCGTCTACCACCGGATAGAACGGCCCGACGTTGCCGGTCCGGTCCACCAGGCGCGCCCAGAAGAACAAGGTTGCGCCTGCCAGAAGCGACTGCATCCGGTAATCGGCCTGCGGGTAAGCCAGGTCGGCCAGCTTGGTCGCCGCTCCCAGGTCGTTCGCGGGGCCATACCACAGCTCGGTGCGCTGGGTATCCTCGGCGCCAGCAGGGAAGCCCCACTTGATGCCGATGCCGAACAGTTCGCTGGTGGTGGTCAGGAATGAAACCGCCGGCGGCAAGCCAACCTTCCCCTCCAGATTGGTCAGGTTCGAGCTTTTCCAGATCGACGAGATCTCGAAGGCGCTCACCGAACGCACCCGGGCCAGGTATGCGCCCGAGTAAATGCCGGTGACGTCCACGCTTGTTGCGCCCGTGCGCTGCAGCTTGATCCAGTTGCCGCTGTCCTTGCGCCATTCCACGTCATACGCGACCGCGCCAGAAACGGCGGGCCACGAAATGTTCATGGTGCTGATAGCGATACCCTGATTCACGGCGTAGCTCGACGTCAGCGTGACGCTGGCCGGCGCCGGAACCACGGTGATCGGCACAACGCTGATTGGGCGCTCTTCCAGGCGCGCGCCGGTGTCGATGTGCGGGAACTTGCTCGGGTCATACTGCACGGCCGAGATCTCGAACACGCCTGGCTCCGGCCGGGCCACGCTTACCACCCTGTACAACGGGATTGCCAGATCGTCGGCATCCAGCGCCCACACCAGTTCGGGTTCGGGCGCAACGGAGTAGGCAACGGTAACGGTGACCTGTCGGCCGCTGACCAACTGCACGGTGCGCCCCTCGCACTTGCCGTCTGGCAGGTTGAGGATCAGCCTGTCACCGGGCTTGGCCTGGGTATCACGGTCCAGTTTGATGACCTTGCCGTTCACCGCCGAGATACGCCCGCCAACCGGCCGACCGGCCAGGAGTTCGTCGGCGATAGGGATCACGTAGCCAGGCAGCGGGATACGCCCGTCGAGGCCGACCTTGAAGGTAACGGCCCGGTCCTTGGAGTTGGTCAGCAGTGCCCACTTACCGCGGCGCTGCGCCTCCGACTCGCGGGTGCAACCAATCGCGCTGATCTCCAGCGGGTTATCGCCGTAGCGCCGCTGCAACTTGGCATCGGTCACAGCGGTGACGTCGGTATCGTAGTTGTTGAGCGGGTTGTCGTAGCTGATCAGTGCCCTGGTGTAGCGCGTGCGCTCCGATGCGCTTGAGTAGGTGAACTTGCCGTCGATGACGTTCGCCCGGGTGTAGGCGAAGTCGAAGTCAGTTGCCCGTGGCATGTCCGCCAGGGTGAAGACCTGGCCCTGGGCCCAGTAGGTCATGCCTCGATATATGGTCGAGATGTCGCGCAGCAGCGACCAGGCGTCGGCCTTGCTCTGTAGGTTCAAGTTGCAGATGAAGCGAGGCTCTTGCCCACCTTTTCCGTTCGGCACCAGTTGGTCGCAGTATTGGGAAATTCGGTAGAGCTCCCACTTGTCGACCATCCACGGCTTGATTCGACGACCGAGGCCAAAGCGGTCTGCGGTGGTGATGTCGTAGGTCATCCAAACCGCGTTATCGGTCCAGGCCTGCTTGAATGTGCCGTCCCAAACGCCCGAGTAGGTGCGTGACACCGGGTCATAGTTGCTCGGCACCTGCATCTTCTTCAGTTTGGTCTCGACGGTCACCGCCGGGATGCTGCGGAACTGTTCGGCTGAAAACTCGATGTAGAGCAGCGCAGTATTGGGGTAGCGTATCTTCGCGTCGATCACCTCGGTGAAGCCGGCGATCTGCATGGTGTCGGAGATTTTGTTGTTGTTCTGGTTGATGGTGAGACGTGTGATACGCATCAGCCAGCCGGTGGTGGCATTGGGCAAATCAATACGTCGCGTGCGCTCGTAGAGGCTGGTGGTCTTGCCGTCGACAGCCTCGCTCAGAACCTGCTGATAGGCGCCGCCATCGGTGGCGAGCTCGACCTTGTATTCGATCCGGTAGCCGTTGATGTTGCCACCAGAGTCCACGGACTGAAGCGCAGGCCACGCAAAACGGACGCGCACAGCGGAAAGCTGGGTATTGCTGATGGCCCGCACCCACGGCGTCCCGCTGCGCAGTTCGGTACTGATCGTGGTCTCGTTCTCGATCGAAGGGATGCCCTGGATATAGCTCTGGTCCACGGCCCCGGTGCGCCACTCCCACTTCACGTTCGGGAAGTTCATGTTGCCCTGGGGGTCTTGCAGGGGGGTGTTGTCGAGATAGATGTCCTTCGCGGTAGGCGTTCCTTCGAACTCTCCTTCCCCTACAGCGATCAGCATCTTGGCGATAGCAACAGAGCGAAGGCTGTCCGGCGCCTCGGTTGGGGTTTTTGGCTTCTCGGAGCCGCCCTTGGCACCGTAGATGTCGAGCTTCTGTGCTGCGCCCATGCGTTTCTCCAGGCAATAAAAAACCGGCTCATGGCCGGCTGTGGTGGTGCGAGTTTCGTTACATCTGATCTTCTGCGTAGATAGCGGCGCTGATGATCGCTCCGCCTACCCGGCGCTTTCCGTAGCAGAGCGGGACCGGGTTACCCGACGCCGTGGTGTTCTTGGCGCTGCCGAAGGCGTAGCCAGGGGTGTTCTCCGGCGCTGCGCTAGTTTTGAGCCCGCCCGCCTGCGGACTGAGCATCTGAATTACGCCACCCAACACCATCGAGCCGCCCATCATGATCAGTGCTGAACCAAAAGGCGCGCCTGCGCCGAATGTGCCGCCAGTGATGACGAGGCCTACGACAATCAGCACAGCGCCGATGATGGTTTGCAGCGTACCGCCGCGCTTGCTGCCGGTGATGATCGGGGCAATTCGAATATCGCCACCGCCCGCAAACCCTAGCTCCTTTTCTGCCAGGTTCGTCCTTCCCCTGAATACCGCAAACTCAATCCCCCGTGATTTGGCGTTCGACAGGAAGCGTTCAAATCCGGGGATCTGCACACAAAGCGCCTTGATCGCCTCTGCGGGCGACTTCACGGCCATGCGGAAGGACCGGCCAAACTGTCGAAGTCGACCGTAAAGCAGAATCGTGGTCATGGGCTGATAATTGATGGCGAGCGCTGCCATTGACTTTTCTCCGGACAATAAAAAGGCCCGCCGAAGCGAGCCTTTGATGAAGTGGTACGGACTATAGGCAGCCTTGCAGCGCGGCCAATCGCTTATTCGCAATCCAGTTTCCGACCACCACGTAATACTTCGCTTCGGCCCCCGAGCCTTTAGGCTGAATGTCAACGAAGTACTGGGATCCCTCGGTGAACACGGTGTAACCCGTATCGCGGCCAGGCTGAAGGGTTGCGCCAGGCGTACCGCCAAAGATCGACTGGTTCTGCCATTCGTACTGGACGCATTTAGCCAGCGCGGCGTCCGTTTTTTTTGAAGTGAGAACCTTGTACGGGCCAGATTGGCGAGCCTCGTTCATGGTTGGCGCCATACACCCCGCCAGCATCGCCACCGCTACCGCCGCTATCAAAATCCGCATGTCGTTCCCTCTGTACTTTGGCGGGACTGTAGCACCTGGCCGCAGAAAGCAAAAAGCCCAGCGAGTTGGATTAGCTCCTGAATTGCGCCAGTTAGCGGACTGCGCGTCTTAATACATGACCAATCTCATAATCCCCCAAATTAACTACCCAGCTATCCTCTAGCGCAGCCAAGTATCCCAAGCGTTTGCCCTGAGGATCAAACAGCACACCGTCATTGATTTGAAAAGCACCTGCACCAGGGCGAACCTCTTCACCTACTCCATCGACGATGTAGCCGATTGGGCCACCAGGGCCTCGGTTTTCATGCACGCTCCAGCGACCATGCTCAAAAGGCTTGCCAGACATAAAAATCCCCAATTTTCGTTTGCTGATCCGTTCGATCTGATCATGCCCCATTGGACTAATTGATCCAACTCTTTGTATTGAGCCTGGCCAGGCATCCAGCGTGTATGGAATGCCAGTAACTGGGCAGAGGACCTCCGTAGTAGCTTTGTGCCTCCTACAAGGCCATTCGAGGGAATGAACATGGCACAGGTAACCCCAGAAAGCGCAATGCATATTACGAAAGTCGGGATCACGCTTCTGGGCGGAGCTCCTGAATGGAACAACGCCTACGGAATCGGAGCTACGGTACCCGCTTCTGGCATATACAGATGCACAGGTTGCGGTGACGAGATTACCTCCAACAAAGACGACAAATTCCCACCTCAAAACCGGCACCAGCACGTCAACCATGCGGTTCCCGTGCAGTGGCAGTTGATCGTCAAAACTCAAACGAAAGCGTAAGGGATTTCCCAGTCCTTTGCCTGCAAGCCCAAGGACTGGGGTTGCGCCAATTTCGGCGCGTTTATGACCTGGAGGTCAAGATGAGTGGTGAACTTCTTCAGAAAATTCTCAGCTCCGCAGAGCGAAACGCAAATCACATGGCGAGGTTCGCCCCACAAGATCATCGAGGCCAGGAGTTTGCAAAGGCTGCTCACGCCGCCATTTCTGATCTTGCGAGGGCGATAATCGAACTGCATAAGCGCATAGATGAACTCGAAAACAAACAGTGAATTGCTTGACCAGGTCTAGGCCTGGTCAACCTTGAAGAAAATGTGAGTCTCATCTGCGGCACCGATCAGGCCCTGATGGCACACCATATCGATTGAACCAGCGTCGAAGATCGTCTCGTCTCCATACTTATCGCGCAAAGCAGCGATCAGCTCATCCTTGGTGAGTGAAAAGCGCTCGGTGCGGAAATGGATAACTTCGATAACTTTGGTCACTTGTAGCTCCTGCGGCCATGCCGCGTCATGTTGGTTGTCTTGCGTCTTTGTGTCTGAGGATCAGGCGCGTCCGGTCATGCCAAGGGCCGCCGAAGACGACAATTTCAGACGGCCTACCGTATAAGTGGTGCAGGAGGAATGGCCCAGGACCGAATGCGCCTGACTCCTCATCTGGTAGCGTTGGATCGGTGCCCAGGTATATGCCGGCGTGGTTCGGGTGAACCGTGCGCCCGACTTGCATAACGATCATGTCACCGCGCTCTGGCTGGTCGACGCGAACAAAGCCAGCGGTCTCGTAGTGCTTTTCGTACAAGCTGACGTTCTCCGCACTCTCCCACCAGCCATCGGTGCGCTGGAAGGTTTCGAACTCAAGGCCCCACTCGCGTTGATACCAGTCAGCGCAGACCTGCCAGCAGTCCCACGCGCCGTGCACGAACGGGCGCTTGAGCAGCGGCGTGCTGCCGTTTGGCGTGATGGTGCGCATATCGCCTTCGGGCCAACTCAGAATGTGCCAAGGCAAGGCCGTGGCCTCGCACATGGCCAAGTCATGCGGTGACGGCCTGCTGGTGGCGTCCGGGTGTGAGTGAACTATGCCGATCACCTCGCCGAGGTCTTCCGCCGCGGCGTAATCCTCTGGGTCAAGCCGGAACTCCTCGTTCGGCTCCGTCGCGATGTTCCGGCACGGGAAATACTTCTGCTTGCGCCCGATGGCCAACAACAGACCGCAGCACTCGCGCGGATATTCCGCCGCCGCGTGCGCCTGTATGGCCGCGATGATGTGCTTACGCATAATCAGCTCCGGGCTATGAGGGACACGGCGGGGAATCCACCGAAGGACAGTTCGTTGTTCTCGCCGAAGCGCAGTTTGCAGGACGACAGGCAGCCCTTGCACTGGTCCCGGGCCGGGTCATCTGTGGGGTTATCCTCGTCGTCGAACATCGGCGCGCCGGTGTAACCGCAATCCGGCCCGCGGTAGCCATTGGTCATAGCCCAGTGGCAAAAGGTCGTCATCTGCCGGCCGGGCAAACCGTGGTTATCAATCTCGCCCGGGGAAGACAGCTCCCAGACCACCGCTTCACCGTCCTCGCTGGTTTTCTGGTCGATGTACCAGATCTCCAGCGCTTCCTGGGTCGGGTCAGCGGTTGGGTTGCCCTCGGGGAAATTGGCGGCGTCCAGGTACTGGGCCAGGGTCTCGCGAACCGTCAGCTTGAACTTCAGCATGTCCTCGAAGGCCAGGCAGAGCGCAGTGACGCGCCCATTGACGTTGCCTGCGGCGAACGTGGGCCGAGAGGCAGTGCCGTCGCTGCTCGAGGAAATACCCTCAATCTGCACTGGCCAGGCCGCGTACTCTTGGCCCTGCCAGATAATCGATTTGGCGGGCAGATCCTCTTCCGAGCCTTCATAGGCCAGCAATTCCTCTGGCGTGTGCGGGATGGCGTGACCGTGGAAGCGAAGGTAATCGGCGCCGTATTCCGTCCCGTCAATTTCAAACAGGCGAATCTCGCCGCCGGGCTCCAGTTTCTGGATGTCCGTGATCAGTGCCATGGGCGGTTATCTCAGGGGTGAAAGGTTTGCTGAAAATTGGCGTTGATGGCGTAGACCTGTCCGCCGCGGTGAACGGGCTTGTAGCCGTTGCACTTGTAGAGGCCAAGCTCCCCGAGGGGCGGAGTCCAGAGAAAAGCCTTTGCCCCCTTGTGCCGATCAAGGAACGCCTTAATCAACATCACCCGAGGCTTGGCGCCGGTGAAGACGAGCGGCCAGGACTGGGACTGGTTGTTGAGGCCGTCCTCGACTGACTGCTCGTAACCGTCGCCGAACTGCTTGGTGCGGACGCGCTGGGCAACATCCCCTTCCGCGCCCTTCTCCGTTTCCCAGATGAATCGTTCGATGGCCATCAGCGCCCCTTGATTGCTTTGTTGATGACTCCGCCCTGGCGCATGTCCTTGGTCCGCAGCTCCTGATACTTCTGCTCGACGAACGTCGCCAGCTCTTTGCCGAACAGGTCGTAGCCGGGATCATTGGATGAGGACGACGCGTTGCCGTCGCCGTCGATGTGCACCTCGACATTGATCTGCGTGCCGCCAGCCCCACCGCCGCCCATGGCCATAACCCCAAGCTTGCCGCTCGACGTCCGGGTCAGTGGCATGATCGCCTCTTCCCCAGCTTCACCCATGACGCCGGTTTTTCCATTGGCCATCCCGAAAGCCGTGGGCTTGCTGACGATGGAGTTCGTGAACGCACCGCCGTCGGCGAACATCTGCACACCGCCCGACCACGCGCCGCCCTTGGCTTGCGGGAAGTAGGTGTTGGAGTAGCCGGCCGAAGAGGCGCCGAGGTTTGACGATGTTGCGCCAGCAGACCCGGCAGCCAGCCCATTGCCGCCGCCAGCAGCACTACCTCCGAGATAGCTTGCTGCCGCACCCACCAGACTGCCCAGCAATGCGGAGCTGGCTTGGCGGGTCGCGATACGCGCCATGTCGGCCAGGATCGATTTGGCGAAGTCCGAGAACGACGCCTTACCGGTCATGGCAAAGTTGACGATGGAATCCTCCATGGAACTGAAGGCGTTACCGAACAGGCTTTTTGTCTGGCCGGCAATGTTACGCGCCGAATCAAGGTAGTTGTCCCACGCCGCAGTCGCGCCCTTCGTCCAGTCGCCCTGGGCATTCTCCACATCCGCATAGTTCTGCCGGATCTGGTCCGTCGCGGCCTTGTTCGCGTCTGCGAGCGCCTGCGATTTGCGCTTAAACTCTTCCTCCGACATGTTCCGCGACGGGTCGGATTTCTGGTTGGCAAGCTCCAGCGACTGCTGAGCAAACCGGTCCTGCTGGCTGTTCAGTTCGCCGCTGAGGGCGTTCTGGCGGTCACCCTGCCCCACGCCGAGCACGGCACGCTGACCTGCAAGCTCCAAGGCCCTCTGTTGCTGCCCCAGGGCCTGCACGTACGTGCTGATCGCCCGCTCCTGCTTTGCCAGGCGCCCGGCTTCGTTGGTAGCGAGCACTTCAAGCTGGCTGTCGGCATCCTTTTGGGCCTTGACTATCCCTGCGCGCGCGTCAGCGATTTTCTGGTCCAGCTGGATGCTTTGCGCAGCCGACGTGGACTTCTTGCCCTTGGCGGCCTCAAGCGCTGCAATCTCTGCCTCGTAGGCTGCCGTCGTTTGGTCGAGTTCGTTACCGATCAAGGCCTGACGACGTAGAAGGTAGTCTTCCTCGGACAGCAAGCCGGCTTTCTGCGCCGCTTCCAGCTCCTTCTGGTAGTTTTTGTAGGTGTCGGTGATCGCCGCCAGGTTGTTCTTGGCGTTGTTGAATTCGGTCAGATCGACCTGGGTACCAGCGGCTTTCGGGTACTTGAACTTGTCGTTGATGTTGGCGATGTTTTTATCGACCGTAGCCTGGGCCAGGCGCGGATCATTCGGCGCTACCTTGCGGATATCGTCGAGTTGTTTCTTGTAGTCCTTGAGTGCATCGGCGCGTTTCTGCTCATTCGTCCACGAGGACTTGGTGAGAGCGTCAACCTTTTGCATAGAGGTGATGGCGGCTTGTTGGGCCTTTGCCTGATCGCCTTCCAGCTTTGCAATTTCAGCCTGTGCCGCCTTCTGGTCCTCAAGCATATTCAAGCGGTTTTGATAGAGATCAATCATCTCCTGCTTGTTTTGGAACAGACCAACGTCGCCGGACTGCGCACTTGCCAAGTCTCGGCGGGCCTGTTCGATATCGGCGCCGATGTCCGGGCGGCCGATATTCTTGAGGCTGTCGGCGGCCCGTGCGACTTCGTTGTAACCTTTCTCCCAGAAACTCAGGTTCTCCAGGATCTTCGGCGTGCGCTCGTTGATGGCGTCGGCATAGGACTCGGTGGCCAGCTTCACGGCGCCGGCGTGATCGCGTTGCTCTTCCAGAGCGGCGATCTGAGAGAAAACCGAGGCGGTTAAGTAGTGATACTGCTCGTTCAGCGCCGCGGAAGCCTTGACCGGCTCGTCTGCCAACTTGACGAACTCGGATACCGTCTCGCTGACGGCTTTACCGGTCGCCTCCTGCATCGAAACGGCGGCCTGGGTGATGCCCGCAAAACTCTCGCCGGCGATCTTGCCGTTATCCGCCAGCATCGCCAGTACCGCAGCGGCCTGGCCTGTGGTGCCCACGGTCGCACTGACTTGGCGCGCCATATCGCCCAACTGCCCAGCGCTAACCCCTGCATAGTTGCCGGTAAGGATGAGCGACTTGTTGTAGCGGTCCTGCTCTTCGCTGCCCTTGTAGTACGCAACGGCCAAGCCGCCCACAGCAGCGGTAGCCAAAGCCAACGGCGCCAAAATGGCGAGCAGACCAGCAGCACCAGCGCCAGCACCGGCGCCCAACTGAGCAACGGCGCGAACGCCACTGCCCCAGTCACCCGAAGACAGAGCGTTACCCAGCTGTACGACGTTTTCCTGAGCCTGGCGGGTACCGAGGCGCAGCTTGTCGAAGCCGGTGGTGGTCTTTTCGAGCTTTCCGTAATCCTTGTCGATCTTGGCCAGGGCACTGTTGTACTGGTCCTGGCTGATTCGACCTTCGTCGAGATGCTTACCCAGTTGCTCGACCTGCGTGTCCAGCTTAGCCAGCGCGGCACGGGCAGGGTCAATAGCCCCCAGCAGGCTGTTGAGGGCCTTCTGCTCGTCCATAGCGGACTTGGCCAAGGCCACCTGCTGCTTGTCGAGCTGCGCCGAGATCTTCGCGGCCTCGGCCTCGCCATAGGCGCCGGTCTTAGTCAGCTTGGCGAGAGCGTCACGCTGCTTTGCCAAGTCCTGGGTGGTTTTGGCGCTGGTGGACAGCGACTTTTCCAGGGTCTGCATTTCGTTCATCAGCGAAACGGCGGACTGCTCGGCCCGGCCGCCAGCCTTCGCCATTTCATCCAGGCTCGTTTTCGCCTGGATTGCATCGGCCGAGTCGATCTTGACGCCGAGTTCTGCAATATTCATCGACTCACCTTGAATAAGTGCCCGTGGTTACGGGCTGTTTTCCCTTTCCTCCGCCATAACGCGCAGGGCTTCGCCTTCCAGGACCTGAAGGTCAGGGAAGATTTCAGCGAGTTTCTTTTTCTTGATGCCGAGAAAACCGGCCACGTCGCGGATGCTGCTGTAGTCGAGGCCAATCGCGCCGCCGGCGCCTGCTCGCCACTGGGTGGACATCCGGTTGAATAGGACGAAGGCAGACCAAAGGCACGGCCAAACCTCGAACTCTTCTTCCATGTCCTCTGCGTCCCAGCCGAAAGCAGCGATCTGCTCGGCATCCGGCGGGGGCTCATACAGGGCGCGGGCGGCGCGGATCAGTTTCCCGTGCGAGCCTTGGCGAAAGCTGCCTGGTACGCATCCACGACGGCCTCGGTCGTCCCATGACACGAAGTCACCAAAGCCTTGATGCTCTCGTCATCGAACTTGTCGTCGAACTCCCAGCCAACGACCAGATCCTTGATCTGCTGCATCTGGTTTTCGGTATCCACGGCAATAATTTCCGATACCGTTGGCTTTTCACCAAAGCGTTCTTGACCGTCCTTGCGCCGCTGATTCCACTCATCGAACAGGGCTGCCAATTCGATACGGTTTCGATACTTGAACGTGAATTCAACCTTCACTGGCTCCTGGCCAACGACGGGGATCATCACCGCGCCCACGAACGTCGGCGCCTGGGCAATCTTGAATTTCGCCATGATTAAGCTCCGCCGCCAGCAGCAACAGGCGCGCGATACGCAGTGATTTCTGCGTTGATGGTGAACCCGAAGGAGACAGCAGCGCCTTCGTTACGCACCAGCGTCGGCGTCTTGTTGAAAGATGCGTAGCCAGCGTAGTAGATCGTTTTGCCGTTGGGCAGCGACATACGCAGGATGCGGACTTCCTTCTCGCGGTCAGCCTTATCGAGCTCTTCGTACCAAGCCAGGCTGTCATCATCGGCCAACTGGAAGGCGAAGGCCTGCGCGTTCTTGGTGGTCGGGATCTGCTTGTCGCGGCGCGCTTCGAGCGGCGCGTAAGTCCAATATTGCTGCTCGCCGCCAGACATGGAGTTACCGATCACTTGGTTGACCGCTACCCAGCCGGTAACTTTCTTGGCAGTACCGCCGCTGATGCCGTCCGGGAAGAAAGCAACATTGGATGTGTCGATGCCTTCCAGGGTAAATGCGCCGGCGGCAGCGTTGGATACACGCACGGCGCGCTCGTTGATGTCCTCCCAGCCGGAGGTGATCAGCAGAATATCGCCATTGGCAAAACCGTTCGCGGCGCTGGTAGCGACACCCGGGTTTGCGTTGCTGATTGCGGAAATCAGCTTGGCGGCGGCGAACCCGCTGGAAATCGAAAGTGTTGCCCCGTTGGGGAAGTAAACAGACATGGGTTTTCCTCTTTGCAGAAATGACAAAACCCGCATAGGGCGGGTTCAGGATTTGCCCAACGGGCGGGTTACGGCGTGGTGTCGGATCGGTAGGAGAACGACAGCGGGACGGTGTAGGTTGAGTCGTCCGTAATGCCGGGCCCTTGATCTACAGGGGTCATGGGCGTGACGACGAAGCCGTTCTTCGTGTCGCGCACATAGAGCGGAAATAGAGACGTCAGCTCAGCCGCAATGGGGTTCGTCTTGGTCTTACCGGTGCCTGCCGGCGCGATGATGCTGACCTGAAATACGCCGGTGAACAGTCGGTGATCGCCGCCGAGCGTGTTGCTCGCAGTGTCGCCCGGGATAGTGAAAGCTCGCAGGTAGGTCTCGCCCGCCATCGGTGTGTAGGCCGTGTTCTCGAAGACGATCTTCAACTTCTCCGACCTAGCAGCGTTCCAGGCGATGAGCTTGGCCTCGTAGATTGAAGCGATAATTGCGTGACTCATACCTGGTTGTTCCTGATGGCCTCCTGCACGATCTGCTGAAAGCGAGCCACGGTTACCCGAACCATGCCGCCGGGGGCCTGGGTGGAATGGCCGAACTCCAGCGGAATCGCGTAGGGCAAATTGTTGATGATGTAGGCCATCTGGCCGGCGGTGAAGTCGCTCATTGCAGCAACCAGCGCTGCGGTGGTTTCGGCGCCGCTCGGGTCTACCTCGTCAAAGGTGACGTTCTCCACCACGCCGAGCGAGATGTGCCAGTTTGCACGGAACCGGCCACCGACATAGCCCTCCGGCGCCTTGATGTCCATGCCGTCGTTGAGCTTGCGGCCCTTCTTGAGCCTGCCGCCCTTCGTGAGGTTGGCCGGGTCACTACGCAGCGCGCTGTTGTGATCGTCGACGGCCTTGTTGTACTGAGTCGCCACTGCGTTCTGCGCCCAGATCTCCGGGTTACCCACGGGAGACATGCGAATCAGGCTGCTGCCGACCTCGATGATGATTTCACGGACGCTGGCATCGATGGCTTCACCGGTCTGAGCGGCGAACTCCGCCAGGCTCAGAGCGAAGCTGCCGGATTGGGTCGCCATGTCATTTCCTCAGTTGCGCCGTCCACGTTGCATCAGCCGGATCGGCGGACATGTTCATCACCCGCAGCCCGTTGACGATATCGCCAATGGCCGGGGCAGCCGGTACCGCCGTCGGAACGCCGGCCTCCGACACGAACAGTTCGTTCTGCAGCACCAGCAGCTTCTTGTCGGTGGTCTGGATGAGGGAGCCGTCGATTTCCTTGGACAAGTAGCTGCTCAGGACGCCGCGACCCATGTAGGTAACAGTGGTCTCCGGCGTTTCGCCGCCCAGGTCAGGGTCGTACTCGCCCGCAACCTTGCGCGTGCCCATCACCGGCCTGACTGCATCGGCCAGGCCATCAGGATCGTCGAACGCCTCGGCCAATTCAGCCTGGATCTCTTCGCGCATGCCCATGATCAGATCCTTTTCAGCATCATCACGCCGGAGCGCTTGATCCACGGCTCCAGTAGGGCCAAGGCGAAGTTGACGCCCGCCGACTGATCGGTAGAGCCCGCCACGTAGGTCTTGCTCACGGACGTGCCGGACTGCGCGGATACTGTCTTGCTCTGCACTTCCTTCTGCGTGGCCGTGTACAGCTTGCCCGCCGCTGCCTCTTTGGCAACCTGGGCGCCGGCTGTTTTGATCTCGGTCGGAACCGGATCAGGAACAGCCCGCTTAATCTTGGCTGTGAGCCAGGCATTGGCCATGGCCACAGCAAGGACCGGATCACCGGTGCCGGCCCAGTCAGGACCGAGCTGGGCGTCAACATCGGCAACAGTGATGAAGTCGGTCATGTGCTTGTCCTTATTCCGCTGGCACCAGGGCCTGCAGGTCTTCTTTCTTGGCGGAAGGGTCGAAGGCAATGCCCTTCTCGGTCAGCCATTCTTTCAGCTCGGGGACCTTCATTTTCAGAGGGTCGGTTTCTTTGCTCTCTGGCTCCTTGCCGTCGGAAACCTTGATGCCAGCCGCCTGGTAGGCGTCGAAGATGTCCGGGGCATCGCCATCGACCACCACCTCGGTAGCGGAGCCGATGACACCGAAGAATTCGCTCAGCAGGCGGTAGCACACTCCGCGCTCTTTGCCCGGCTTGTCCGTGTAGATCACTTTCATGAGTCACCTCAAAAGCTCCCCGGCGCCCATAAAGACGCCAGGTTGTGTGGGCCGGATTACGGCGTGGTGGTACCGCTGATGACAGCAGCGAACGGAACCTGCTTGCGGCTGAACACACGCTCCCAGTTCGCAGCAGCGGCGTATTGAGTGGCGGTCGGGCTGAGGTTCTGAGCCTCGGAGCCCTTCCAGCTGAAGCCAGCAGGCTGGAGGATGTAGGTCTTCCGCTCCCACAGCACTTCGGCACCGCCGCCGTTACCTCCGCCGGGCTTACGCTCGAGCTCTACCGGCACTTTCGGCGTGCCTTCGCCGTAGCCGAAAGCGCCCTGGCCGAAGAACACGGACAAGTACTTGCCCGCGCCGTACACCAGGGCGTCGTCCATGAACACTGGCTTGCCGAGGTAGGTGGCCAGGATGATCTTGCCGTCGGAGTCGCGCAGGTACTCGATGAGGTCCTGCTTGACCATCTGGTTCATCACCACCGAGTGCACGCCGATCGCTCCGAACTGGTCAGCGGCATCGCCGGCGGTGAACGCAGCATCCTGGAAGGCGTTCGCACTGATGGTCGCCCCTGCGTCGATGACCATGTCACCGCCGTTGTTCGCGATGTTCGAGGCGATGATGCCGCGAGCCGCGCCCAAGGTGTAACGCTGCCACTGGCGGGTCCAGTAGGTGCCGAAACGGTTACGAATCTGCTGCTGAGGCTCGCTGTTCGCCAGCTCAGCGGTCAGGTCAGCCACGCCGTAGCCTTTGTTGAGGTACAGAACCCGGGCACGCATGCTGTCCTGGGTGACCTTGCCGACTTCGCCCTGGTCGTTCGGGTCGTCGTTGCTGATGTTCGGCGCTTCATCGGCGTTGAGATCCTGCCAATAGCTGATCTCGGCGGTGCCCTGGCTGCCGGAGGCGATCGCGTCCAGCACAGGCGAGCGGGTCACAATGCCCGACTCGTACACAGCGGTCTTTTCCGGGCTGTTAACCGGCGCCAGCGAGGCGTAGTAGTCGCCGACGAAGATGTCGGTCAGTTGGGTAATTGCCATGGATTAGGTTCCTTTGGTGGCCTGGATTTTCTTGAAGAGCTCGGGGTTGTCACGGGCGATCGCAGCGCGCTCGGTTTCCGTGTACTCACCCCACTTTTTCGTGGCCTTGCCACCGTTGTCGCCGGTCTGCCCGGCACCCTGAGCCCTTGGCCACAGGTGTGTTGCTGTTTCACGCAGCGATTCCGCCCATTCGAGCGGCGACAGCGGGGTTTTCCCGTCCTTCCCGTAAACGACCTCGCCGTCACGGTCGGTGGCAATCGCTTCACCGTCTTCACTGAGTTTGAAAGTGCCCCGGGCGCGCAGGATGATGTCCTCGGCGGCCTCTGGGAGCGCGCCAGCCTTGATGGCAGCAGCGCGGATGGAATCGGCCAGCACCTTGTCGCTGTACTTGGCGGCGAATTGCTCGGCCTTGTCGGCGCGGGTCTTCTCGGCGCTCAGCTTGGTGTCGTAGTCGCTGCGCAGGCGCTCGGTGCGGCGAGTGATCACCTCGTCCAGCTTGCCTTCAGCGATGAGCTTGGTCTCTTCGTCCTGGCCAACCTTCGCAAGCAGCCCCTTGACCGCTTCGATGTCCAGGCCTTCGAACTGCCCCTTCAGCTTGTCCAGTTCGGTTTTGATGGTCCGGTTCGAGCCCAGCAACTCCTGGTTCTTGGACTTGAGGCCGGTTACTTCCTTGTCCAGATACTCCTGAACCTTTCCGCCTAGCGCCTCCTGAAGGGCTGCGGTCTGAGTTGCGTCGAGGGTGAGGCCAGCGGCGGCCGGGTCGAATTCAAATGGCATGGGTATCCCCTGGGGACTTGGTTGGCCCGCCTGACGGGCATAAAAAAACCCCGGCATAGCCGAGGTTCGAAGACGTCAGAAAAATACTTAGTAATACCTCTGGCGATTTTCGATTATTTGAATTATCATTATTCAATAAACCAAATAAATGAAATGACCATGAGTAAAAATGTCCAGTTCATACTGAACGATCAGGAAAAACCGGTTTTTGCTGTACTTCCCTACCAAGCCTATCTTGACCTGATAAAGGATAAGGACATCCCTGAAGAGTTGACTGTTGCGTCTAGCCTGATCAGCTCAGACGGACTCAAAATTCGGCTTCCATATGGCGGCCCAGGCGCTGAGATTGATCTTATTCGTTTGGTCGATTATTGCCGCCGAAGCGCGACAGTAAGCATGTCAATCAATGCACGCCAACAGACTTTGGACAAATTCTCGTCCAATCAAATGGGCTCTCTTGAATATTTGCTTCGTACTCAGTTTCTTCCAAAAGACTCGCCCTATAAAAATACGATGCAAGCAACGTCCGAAGTGGTAGATGCCCTTGAGCAAACCGGAATATTCCGGCGCTCCAAACGCGAGTTTCCTGGTTATTACCGCCCAGTCCTCTCGATCGACTATCTTCCTGATCAAGGTGACGAGTTTATGAGCGGTCGGAAGCTTCCACTTTTCAACAAAATCGATGTTCATCACTGGATCCCCGTCAAAGAACGGTGAAATCACTTCGAGGAAACCACACTTAGTCCACGCATGACTAAGTAGTCGGCGAACTGCGTCCTGCTCGGCGCGTATGGCGGGGGCCGCATGCGCAGGCCCGGTGTGTCTCGGCTGAGGCGCGTGCGCCGGCCGTTTGGTTCGGTGCAGTGGGTGGGCTCTTCGATCTGGAAGCCCTGCTCGGCGGCGTACAACTCGACCGCCAGCCGCACCTGGCCCCATTCAAGCTCAAAGGGCACAAATGTGTCGGAGAGCGTCTGGTATTCGATCTTGCAGTCACGCCGCGGCCAGGCCATAGCCTGCTTGTGATTGGCCTTGCTGCCCTTCCATTGACGAGCATTGATATCGGCTGCAGCGCGCAGCAGCAGTTCGACCTGATCGACCTCGGCTTCGGGTATCTGAAACCCGTAGTAGTCGCGGTAGAAGGTCAGCTTCTCCAGCGGCACGAAGCTATTCGCGTCTGGCCTGCCCTTCCCGTCCTCAACGATGATCTGCATGTGCTATCTCAACCTGGTTGAGCGCCGAGTGTAACGCCTGCTCGGGTGAACATGTCAGGTTCGGATTCCTTCAGTTGCGCCAGGGTCAGCGGCTTGAACGACTTGTTGAGCTGCAGCTTAGCGAACTTCTCCGGCGTCAGCCCTCCATCGCGGAACAACTTGCCCCGGACCGGCCCAAGGGCATGATCTTGGAAGCTCGCTGGCTGCGTTGACAACCACTCGTAATAGTTCAGGCCTGCGTCGACCTGGGCGCCGCCGTTATCGCCCACCGAGGCGCGCGTGGCGTCCTTGGCGAACATCTCCGAAAGCCTGGTGGTCGGCACCGTAGTTGACCGGCAGTTGATGTGCGCCGGCGGCAGCGGACCTTTGCCCAGGTCGAAGCGCATCCCGTCCAGGCCCTTGCACTGCTGCGAGGTCTTGCGGTCGAGCGTCGACACCCAGCGATAGCCCAGCACCACGTCACTATTGGCCTTCAGCGTCTCCATTCGTGCCGTGGTAGCCACATGCTGGATTGCCGTCTGCACCACGGCGGCAGCATTGCGGTTACTCACCGCCAGGACGCCGTCAGTGAAGTTCTGCGCCGCAGTGCCGCGGATCGCCTGGATGATCTGAGCATTGGTCTGGCCCTGGCCGAAGCCGAGCCGGATCGTGTTCGTGACGCGCATTGTCTCGGTCCGCGTCCAGCCGCTGACGAAGCTCTTCAGCAGCTTGCCACCGTCGATACCTTTCACCTGCAGCGGATAGGAGAACACCGCCGCGCGGATCACCGTGTTGGTCGGCACCACCGCGTCGATGGAGAGCGCATTGCTGAGGCTTTTAGCCTCGAAGGTCGACTCATACAGTGCGATGTCAACCAGATCGGCCTGCACCAGGTCGCCGTAGGCCTTGTAGATCTCCAACAGCTTGCCGTCCACCCGGGCCAGGAACTGCTCAAGGCGGTCCCGGCTGTAGGTGGTCAGCTCCTTGCGGGTGAGTTGCTCCCGCACCAGTTTGTCGATCTGGCGCAGGTACTTCTCAAATTTCTTGACCTCGCCGGCCTTAAGCCGCTCCAGCATTACCGAGTGGCGGGTTGTCTGCTCCAGCAGTTGGCTGTCCGCCTGCGCCTGGTTTGTCGATGGCATCGTCTTTGTCCAAGTTGATGCCGGCCGACTCGCGCTCATCGCTGATCAGATCGGCTTCGTCTTCATATGGGCGGTCCGGCAGCTTGCCGGTGGTGAGGTACTGCCAGTAGGTGTCGGCGCTGATTGTGCCGGCCATCACGCCTTTCAGCAGCTCAGCGAGTACTTGGGCATCGACCACTGGGGTCACGAACTCAGGGTTCACCTTGAACTTGACCTGCTTTGGGTCGTAGCCCTTCCACTCGGCCGCATACCGCAGTCCCTGCTCCACCGCCTCTGCCACAGTGATGACGATGCTATGCAGCGTGGCGTGCTGATCGTTCTGGCGTGTTTTACGCGCCTCGCCTGACTCGGTACCGCCGACGTCCATGACCTTGGCGCCTGCCTCAAGCGCGGCGTTCTTCTGGTCATCCATGGCCTTGCGCACTGCTTCGATACCGGCGCCTTGGAATTCCAGGTAACCGCACTCGCCATTCGGACCAAGGTCCCATGCCGCCGATGGGCCGGTGACGCTCAGCTCCACCGCCTCATCCAAGCCAGAAACCCACGGCTGCGGGTGGCTGGTCTGGTGCAGTGATGTGAAGTAGTCAGCGCTCAACTGGTAGGACTTCAGTGCGGCCCGCGCCATGGTCAGCAGCGGCACCTCGTCGACGTCTGGCGAGTTGTCGGTCGAGCCGCAGTAGATCACCGGCAAGTACGGCAGGCCTTTAACCAGACGGTTGTCAGTTCCTGTTGTGCCCAGCGGCGTTTCGTCCTCAACCAGCTCACCGCCTTCATTTCGCACGGCGGTGTAGCAGACCTCGTTGAGCATGAAGAACTCACGGAACACCGTGTCGCAGTCATGGCTGTAGCGATCGCCGCCCTTCTTGCGGAACTCGCGGAACACAGAAAGCACCAGGTCCTGTCGGCCGCCTTGATCAGCCGTGTCCCAGTTGATCGCGTTGCGGGTGGCGTACGTCGAGAAATACGGTTCACCGCTCTCGTCGATATTCACCACCAGCGGTACCCGGCCGTGTGAAATGGCCTGGCGCACCATGCGAAAGAACAACTGCTTCAGGCCGAAGCCGTCGGCAGTGGCATTGTCCTCCAGCCCTTTCAAGCCGCCGGGCAATTCGATCTCAGGAATAAGCCGTGAGACCAGGCCCATCATCGACCGCAGCGAGTCGCGCACCCAGTGTTCGTACTGAGCTCGGTTCGTGTAGTTCTCGTAGAGGTACTTGTTGCCGGCGCCGTCGAGCTTTTCCGCCTCGACCATGCCGCTCGGCTTGGGCAGATTGCGCTCGTTGCGCTTCACGGCGCACTCACCCTCGAGCGCGTCGTCCATCATTTCCCACTCGGCGATGTGCACGTCGTAGTCGGGGTTTGTCGATTGCACTGGCATCAGGCCAAGCCTCCAATTCGGCGTGTTCCGCCTGTGCGTTTGCGTCGGCCCATCGAGACGGCGAAGTAGCGGAAGGCGTCCGCGCCGTGCGATGACCAGTCGTGAAGTGGTTTGTCTTTCCAGCAGCCCCGCTTGTCGTCCCACTCCTTTCGGTAGTTCTCCAGACAGGAAATACCCAGTTCGCACTTGGACTCATCGAAGGCGCAGGCCGGAAGGATCTCCCGAACCTGCTCAATGCCCTCGTCGATGCCGAGCTTTGGAACAACGCTGAACTTGAGGCTGTATTTTTTCCCGTCGATCTCGTAGCCCTCACGGGCCAGTTCGCGCCGAGTCTTGCCGTCGCTGCCGAATTCACGGTTATCGATGTCGTGGGGGCCCCAGTGATCGCCGTACGTGTACTTGCGATCCTTGAGCACCTTCATGTAGTGCCGCAGGCCTTCGCCGCTGTTCTCGTAGAAGTCGATGACGTGGTACTCCTCGCCAACGATCCGAACAAACCAGATCGCCGTGGAGTCGCCAACGCCGATATCCCATATCGTGTGCACCGGCAGATGACTGTTGTCCGGTAGCGGGCGGATCCTCTGTGAGCCATACAGCTTGGTGAACTGCTTGGCGTAGTAGGCGCCCTCGATCGACTGTTGGAAGGCTTCCGCCGGCAGTGACGGGTATTCCCGCTTCATGTCGTCGCCGAGAGTCTTCTCCTTGGCGGCGTACCAGGCTCGCTGGCCGTCATTGGTGACGATGCCGTGCTTGGCGTGCAGTTCGTTGAAGTAGTCGGTCAGGCGCTGCGGGATGACGACGCCAGCCGGGTCAAGCCAGTAGGCCTTGTTGTTCCACCAACTGAAGAAAAAGAACTTCCAGTCGAGCAGGCCCAGCGGGACACCAGCGAGTTGCTGGCGCTCTGCTGACTGACTGTAGTCAAAGAAATACCCGGCCCGGCCTTCTGCCGTCGACTCGATGGTGACGAAACAATCAGCGGCCACTGCCTCGAAAGCACCGGTGACAATCTCCCGCGCCTTGTGCGGGAACTTTGCGCAGATCTTCCCGAACTCAGATACGTGCAGGTAGCGCAGCGTCCCGCCCCGGAACGAGGTAGAGACGTAAAGCGAGCCGCCCTTACTGAAAACCAGTTCACCGGCAGCGTCGTTTCTCGCTGGGTTGGCAGCGCGCAGCTCCTTCGGCAAGTTGTCGTAGGCGTACTTGACCTTTTCACGAAACAGGCGTTTCGCGTCGTTCAGTGTGTGAGCGATCAAGGCGCACTTGGCAGCCTCAAACAACGCTGCATCCAACTGGACGATGCACACCAGCGTCGTAAAGCCCAGCTGGCGAGCTTTCAGGATGATGTTCCGGGTATGCATCCCCTGGAAGTAATCGATCTGCTCCTGCGTCATGCGGAAGCGAACCTTCTTGCCCTGCTTGTCGGTGATGAAGTAGAGGTTATTCAGTCGCCAGAACCGATCCCGAAGCAGCTTCATGTGCTCGGGCTTCATGTCAGGCGTCCTGTGTTAATTCATCCATCATCTTCGAGATCTCGTCGGCGTCGTCCGTCTTCTCCTTCTCGTCCAGGCTGAATGCCTGACGCTCCAGAACTTGCAGGTTCTTCATTGCAGAGGAAAGCTGGAACAGGGTTTTGGAATTGCTGGGCAGCGCCACGGCGGCGAGCAT